CCTTGAAGTTGTACATTGGTAGACATTTGTCGATTGTGGATAATTTCTCCATTCCCAGGAGTACGGGCGTGACATACAAAGCAGTAAGAATGACCATCCGAGTACTCGCTTTTAGCGTCGGATGATCCACAATTCTCACATGCTGTATGCCTAACGAATTCGCTCTCTATATGAGCCATTCCATTGGTATGTTGTGCCAAGAGGTCCATGGAATATTTAACTTCTCGCACCACTTGGCGTATGTAGTTTTTGATTTCTTAGAGATCGTATTGAATGGTGCTTGAAAGACCATACGAATATCTAAGTCTGGATTCTGTTGCTTAACAGCCTTCATCTTTCTTCTATCCGCTGCATCAAAATACCCTTTGGTCTCTAGATAGACACCATTGGGTAATAAGAAGTCAGGGGAATAATTGTGCATGATTTGGTATGGAACCTTAGTTGGTTCATACTCGTAATCAATTCCAAGTTCACATAGAAGATCAGATACCTTCTCTTCAAGTTGTGACTTGAACATTAGAAGTCATCTTCTACTGAAGCAGGTGTTCCTGGTGCTTCTTCAACGTTTGGCTCACCAGCCTTGTATCCATTGGTTTTACCAAACAACTCAGCTACACCAGCTTGATCTAGGTCTCCTGTATCAACACCAGCTCCACCTTTAATAGTCACCAGCTGTACTCCAGAGAGCTTCAGAGACGTACCGTAAGAGATACCATCTCGTAGTAGGTAAGGCTTTTGAATGAAGCCTAGCTTGACAGTAGACCCTGCATAGACAGGAGTATTAGCGTCGTTAATAGGAGTACCTTCTGTATCGACCACTGGTGGTCTTTTGTCCTCACTCCATGAGAACTTAATGATGTATTTTCCATCGGAGACCTCCTCCCAAGGCTCAGGTTTTAGAGAACTGCGCTTAGGGTTCTTGAGCTTAGACTCAGCCCACTTAAGACACTCAACTCTCTCTTCTTCTAACTTATCAATCAAGTCTTGACCGACTACAGCTCTCAAGCTATAGCCATACTGACTCGGCTTCATTACAGCTTGATATCCCTCTAATACTACGGGTTCAGCTGTGACGTGTATGTTTCTCATTAACAAAAAAAGTAAGTGGATTCAATTACGGATTCTGGTTTCAAGTCTCCTATAATCGGTGGTTCAGACTCAGCTCCTATCTGTTGAGCAAAGTCTCTTAAAAAATCATGCTCTGCGAACAGGTGCATGTATGTATCTCTAACTAGATCTCCTAGTAGTTTCATATCATTAGCTCTACATAAAACAGAGTCATGTATTAAAGCTATTGGTGCATTAAATTTCAACGCTGATATATGTAACAACGAGGCATCTAATGAATGGATAAGATTAGGTGCAGTTGCATTCTTATGGTGAGCTTTATCTACTTGCTTACCATCACCTACAGGTACTCTTAGATCAACTGATCCAAGTAGTTGTAGTTGAATACGGACAGTTTCTTTTTTATTTAACTTCTGTCTAACAGTAAACTTAGATGGAGTTTCCCATTCTAAATACTCTTTACCAGCAGCTAAGACTTTAATAACCTCTGTCTCTATCCATTTCATAACTGCCATAGGTCCAGGGAATATTTCATTCATTGCATCCCTAACAGCTTTGACTGTTTGTGTTAGCTCATCCTTATCAATCTCTATACCCTTCTCTTTCAAAGCTTCTCTAATGTACGACCTATTGCTGTATGGTTTAGCATTGTAGGGTATTGTCATTACTGTACGCTTTGTACATTTACGATCCCAGTAGGGACGAAGCTTCTCAGGTATATTTGGTAATGCTTTCTCTGCTATAATTTGATAAGCATCTTGTGGTTTAGAGCTTGGTATTACGTTAACTAATTCAGCGGTTGATTTACATTTACACAACCCTGAGAGTATCTGTAATCCAGATGCAGTAGCATCAGTAGCGATAGGTAAGTTAGTAGTAGTCTTAGTCTTAGCTATGACTATCTCATAGTATTCTCTACATGCAGCAAGGAAGCACCAAGGTTCTGATACTCCCTCCCATTCATGTATATAACCTATAGGATCTGTAGCTACATTTGATATCAACTCAAGGTTATCTCTAACCCATTGCTGTCTATCAGACATACTATCTTTATCTCTACCAGCTGTAGTAGCTACTTGAAAAGCTAACCATTCTCTACCCTGTTCATTTATCTCTGCTGACTGACTGAAGAGAATCAAACTTTTTCCAAAGTCTGTGTCTTGCAAAGATAATACTGAGGGTATGGGATATGCTCTTCCGCGGTAATCGAAGCTCCACGGCAAGAAAAATTCCTTACCTTTAAACTTATTAACAGCATTCATCTGCATTCGTGTTCTACATGAACGCCTGAATGATTGAGCATTTAGATCTCTTTTCTCTGTAGCTCTCCTTCTCCAGTCATGCCTTGATTCCTTATTGGTATCAATATCAACTGGCTTAGGAGGTATCTCATGGTTAACGATAGGAATAAACTTTCCTACCTCATAACCATCTTTATCTAGTTGCTCAGCTACTCCAACAGTGAAGTTGTTTAGCTGGTATCCAACCTTCTGAATCTTGTTCAGAAAGGCAACAGGTTCTTCTCCCTGTATATATCCCTGACCGCGCCTGACCATTGAATTTATCTGTAATAACTCGTCAAGCACATACCCACCATTATCTTCTTTAGTCCAGAGCCGTGGCTCGATAAGCATCGGGAATGATAAAGGAGCAAAGATCTCAGCATCAGACATCAGCTTGTCTTTTTCTGCTAGGAATTCAGGTGTAGGTACGACATAACTCTCTCTTCTTTTACCAACTCTTTTCGTTTGCTTCTCAAACCACTGCGTCTCCTCAACTAAACAATCTAGTAACCAACCACCAATTAATGTATGACGAGCCTTACCCCATGTATCCCATGGTGCTACCTCATACCGATTCATTAATGTTTGAATCTTCTTAACTTTGTAAGAAGTTCCTGTTGCTTTATGCCAGTAGTTTTTCTTTAAGGTTTGTAACAACGCAGGTACTTTGTCTTCGTAATAAAGCATCTGACATTCTTTCTCAATTCCAAATCCAATAGCAGCTGCAATGTTGGTGATGTAATTACTATTATCTCTGGAGCTAAATATCTTATCAATTGCAATTTTGCAAGCAATAGCAGCAGCATTATTACTACTGAGTACAGTAAGGAATGGTTTTAAATCTTTGAACTTAACTCCAACTTTTCCTTCATGAAGTCTGTTGGCAGTATCTTCTATTCTCTTTGATAGTTTAGGAATAAGAACTTGTAAAGCTGTTGATCCGTAGATAGATGCTGAGGCATAAGTTTGTTCTTCTAACTTCTGTGTATTTCCATATAATTTCTCTTTTCCTAATCGAATTTGATCACGTTCAAGTCTAACTTGATCCGCGATATTACTCTTAGTAAGCATAAATTAAGCGCAT